TTGTATTCCCTTCACTACTGCAACAGTAGCCACATCAGGTGCAATTCAATTGACACATACTGAAGGTGGCGTAATTGTAGTAGACGATATTGAACCATCCGGTACATATGAGTATAAATCTAACGGTGTTCTAGCAGAAGCTGGATTTACTGTTGCAACAGATGGTGTAAGATATTATAGCTGTGTTCAAACAGTATTCAGTGGAGTAGCACAATCTGCAACAACAGGTGGCGGCGCAAATGCAACATTCACAGTTACATTAAGTAACGGTGCATATGTTGTCAGTCCAAATACATTTGGTAATGCTGGTACTGGTTATGCAGCCGGTGATATAATAACTATAGCCGGCGACGATTTAGGTGGCGAGGTAACAACTAACGATTTACAAATCAAAGTTCTTTCTATAGACGTTAGCGGCGGTATTACTGGTGTAACATATGTTACAGGTTCGGCAACAACAGCTTATAAGTATGAATTGAGTAACTGGGTAATTTTTGATTACACAGCTAACGATGGTGCTCCTGTAGCAAATCCTGTTAATAATTCAAACTGGTTCTACTCAGTAGTAGACCAAGTTGACATTATGGTTAACACATCTAATGGTTGGAGAGGCTATAAAAATCAACCTTATGACTTGAATGGTTTCCCACTACCAAGCGGTGCAGGTAACACAGACCCTAATGGTCCTATCGTAAGCCCAACAGAACCAACAACTCAAAGTGATGGTACTGTATTAGTATACGGTGATTTGTGGATCGATACAAGCAATTTGGAAACTTATCCAGTAATCAGTCGTTGGCAATCTGTCAGCGGTGCAAATCAGTGGGTTCTAATTGACAATGCTAATCAAACTGATTCAAACGGTGTATTGTTTTCTGATGCACGTTGGGCAACAAACGCAACAACATCAGTAACTGATGATCCTATCCCAACTATTGTTAGCTTGTTGACAAGCAACTACTTAGATTTGGATGCACCTGATGATGCACTATACCCAACAGGTATGTTGTTATTCAACACACGCCGTTCAGGTTATAATGTTAAACAGTTCAAACAAAACTACTTTAGCATTCAGAATTTCCCTGGACAATCTCTACCAACAGAGAGAAATGCATGGGTATCAGTAAGTGGTCTAATGGCTAATGGCGCTCCTTACATGGGTCGTCTAGCACAACGTAATATGGTTGTTGAAGCACTACGTGCCGCAATCGACACTAATACGGATATTCGTGATGAAGATAACTTCTTCAACTTGATGGCTACACCAGCATATCCAGAACTACAACCTAACATGGTTGTGTTGAATGCTGATCGTGGTGAGACAGGTTACATCTTAGGTGACACCCCAATGGGTCTATCTGATAGTGCAACTGACATTCAAGCATGGGCAACTAACGCCGCAGGTGCTCAAAGCACAGGTGAAGAAGGTTGTGTAACACGCAATACATACTTGGGTCTATTCTATCCAAGTGGATTAACAAGTGACCTATCAGGTAACTTGGTTGCTGTTCCCCCATCACACATGATGTTGAGAACATTTATTAGAAACGATAACATTGCTTATCCTTGGTTAGCGGCTGCAGGTACACGCCGTGGTATCATTGATAACGCAACTAACATCGGTTATATCAATAGACAAACTGGTGAATTCGTTACAATCAAGACACGCTTAGGTGTTCGTGACGTTCTATATGTCAACTTCATTAACCCGCTAGTGTTCTTCACTGGTCAAGGTCTATTGAACTACGGTAACAAGACAAGCTTTAACTCTAGCTCTGCATTAGACAGAACTAACGTTGCTCGTTTGATTGCTTACATGCGTAGACAGTTAACATTAGCAGGTCGTCCATATGTGTTCGAACCTAATGATGGCTTCACCAGAGGTCAGATTGCTAACACTATCGAATCTCTATGCTTAGACTTGGTAGCAAAGCGCGGTATCTATGACTATCTAGTAGTTTGTGATTCAAGCAATAACACACCAGCACGTATCGACAGAAACGAGCTATGGGTTGACGTTGCAATCGAACCTGTTAAGGCAGCTGAATTCATCTATATACCAATGCGTATATTGAATACAGGTGAACTATCAGGAGCATAATTTATTAAGGGCGCTCTTTGGGGCGCCCTGATAAAAAGATAAATAAGATTAACAGGAGAAATATAAAATGGCAACAGCCTCTCAATCATTAAACAACTTCTCAGTATCTGGTGGACAAGATTTGACACCAGCAAACGGTACGTTGTTGATGCCAAAATTACAATACAGATTCCGTGTATTGTTCTTCAATTTTGGTTTAACTGACGCACAAGAACTAACAAGACAGGTAGTTGATTGTTCACGTCCTAACGTTCAATTCGCTAAAATTACTTTACCAGTTTACAACTCAACAGTATTCATGGCAGGTAAGCACACATGGCAACCAATGAACGTTAACATTCGTGACGATGCTGCCGGTAACGTTTCTAGAGCAGTTGGTGAACAACTACAGAAACAACTTGACTTCATTGAACAAGCAAGTGCGGCATCTGCTAGTGACTATAAGTTCAGCACATACATTGATATTCTTGACGGTGGTAACGGTTTGAATGAACCAATTATCCTAGAACGTTGGGAACTATATGGATGCTACTTAGAGTCAGTTAACTACAACGCTCTAAACTACGGTACATCTGAAGATGTCAAAATTGCGATGACAATCCAATATGACAACGCAATTCAGTCTGCACCAAGTGGTTTAGAATCTGGAGTTGGAGCTGGCGCTGGTACATTCCCACGTGGTGGCGCTGGTACAGCAACTTCCGTAGGCACTTAATCTTAGGATTTAAATGTCTTACAAAGGTGACGGACCCGGCTACTACGGTAGCCAAACTCAAAGGCCTGCCGATTTCGGCAGTCCTTACCTTAGAGACTTTGCACATGCGGCAAAGATTTTTAGGCCTGGTAGTTACGACCTTACCCCTAAATTTAAGTTTCTATTTCACACCTTCTTTGATATTAACCCTCTTGCTTATGACAAAAATATAGGCAATGGGGCTAATTTTGGTTTATTAGTAAAAACTGTAAAGCTTCCGTCTTTCAATATCAAGACGCAGGAACTTAATCAATATAACAGAAAAAGAATCGTACAGACTAAGATCACGTATGATCCTATCAACATCACTTTCCACGATGATAATCTAAACACGATTACAAAAATGTGGGATTCATATTACAATTACTATTACAATGATGCATCAAATTTAACTGGTGTGTTTAAAGGTGAAGTTGGTGCTGACAATGCATCTACTCAACCCGGGGCTGGCGCAGCCAATCAAAACTATAATGTTAGAAACATATACAATTACGACTTGACCGGTGATAATAATTGGGGTTATATCGGTGAGACATATGAAGGTACTCAATTAAAGTTACCTTATTTTAGAAACATCACGATTTTTGGATTTAACAGACATACCTTTACTGCGTATACATTAATTAATCCTATGATTACTAAATTTGACCATGATACATATTCTTACGCTGATGGCGCAGGAACTATGGAATGTAAGATGGACATAAACTATGAGTCTGTTGTTTACAATGAAGGCGGCATGGATGGACAAGCACCTAGTGATATCGTCAAAGGATTTGGTCTTGCTAATGCATATGATAAACAATTAAGTACGATCACCCCACCGGAAGCAAATAGAAACGTACCTTGGCAAGGCGAGTACAGACCAGGCAATTTCGTAAAACCACTATACGGCGATGGAGGAAGTAACTAATGTCTGCTATCCCTAGTAACAGTGCAAATGTTGCATATAATTATCAAAAAGTACCTGGTTTAGTAACATCTAATAAAGCACAATCGCAAGCAGGTTTGACTATTTCAATGAGAGATAGACCTAATCTAAATAGAAATGTAGTATTTCTATTTCCAACAAATGAAGCTACACCAAACTATGGCGCAGGTTCTCCAACATTGGGGGCGAGAACAAATACAGTCATAGATGGTACAGTAACATACGCAGGAAGACAGGTTCCATTATAATATGCCTAGAATTATTGACGACAAAACATCGCTTGATAGAACAGTAAGAATCTTTGATGCATTTTATCAGGCAAACATGAGAGTGAATGCCAGTGAGTATGACCTTGTGCACGGCTATTTCACTAGAGTATGCGGAGATACCAACATCGCTAATAATTTTACAACCGTTTTGTTTCGAATTTCTACACAAACCGGAGTGAACGTTCAAGTACTACTCGGGGAACTTCAAGGTGTCAATGGTTCATTGGCAATGAACAAACAAATTTGTTACTGGTTGAATAGCTTAAAATCTAAAACATCATTATACGGTGTTAGCGTAATTCCTGCACCAGTTATACCCGTTGCTAGAAACGTAGTATTGTAACATGGCTAAGTGGGCACAAGGTCTATATACTCCAAAGCACCCACAAAAATACATAGGTAAACACGAACCTAGGTATAGATCGGGTTGGGAACTCACGTTCATGACGTTTTGTGATACAAACAATAACGTACTATATTGGGCTAGTGAATCATTACGCATTCCATACAAGCATCCTTTCACAGGAAAACCTACTACTTATGTACCTGACTTCTTTGTAGTTTATCAAAACAGGCATGGACAGAAGGTCGCAGAAGTAGTAGAGATTAAACCTAAAAAACAAAGTATAATTGAAAGTAAAGTTGCTAGCCAAAAAGATAGAATGGTTGTAGCAATAAACCATGCTAAGTGGGCGTCTGCAATGGCTTATTGTAAAAGCCAAGGTTATACATTTAGAGTCATAACAGAAGATGACCTTTTCTACAATGGTAGAAGCAGGTAAATAAATACTGTTTATGACAAAGAAATTAGAAGAACTCTTTGAATTACCGCAGAGTGAGATTGATACTCTCACTAGACCTATACCTGAGGACGCACAAGAGATAACACAAGACGCACTTACCAATTTAGAAAAGATTGAGAATGCGTTACCTCAAGTTCGTGGGCTAGATGCAAGTGACATTGAGATGGATGAATTAGCAGAGCTAGCAAAAACTAGCTACAAAGACTTGATAGATTTGGGTATGCAAGTTGATAGTAGATTTGCAAGCGAAATCTTCAATAGTGCTAGTAGTATGTTAGGACATGCTATCACTGCAAAAACAGCCAAGATGAACAAAAAGCTTAAGATGATTGAGTTACAGCTTAAGAAAGCGGCATTAGATCACAAAATGACCGAAAAAACAGAAGAAATTGAGAATACACCGTTAGGTGAGGGTCAAGTATTGGATCGAAATGAACTGCTTAGAATCCTCTCAGCCAAAAAAGATCAACAATGATAAATACTAGATACAGGAATAAGCAATGAGAAGCCTAAAACAATATATCACCGAAAGCGTAAAGCTTTACGATTATACCATTAAGATCGCCGGCGATGTTGACAAGAATTTCTTAGATTTGTTTTCACACAATCTAAAAGAGAAGTTCGACGCCGTTAACATTAGTTCGCCATCTAGCACACCTATTCAGAAAGATCCATACGGATTTCCTGAACTACGTAATCAATCTGTTACGATTATCAAAGCTAACTTTAGATATCCAGCAACAGAACCAATGATTCAGCAAGTTGCTCAATTGTTGGGATACAACGTTAACATGGTTCGTGCTATTCAAACAAACTACAATGATAGTATTAACAGTGAGGCACAAGCTTATGACAATGAAGAAAGTCATAGTCCTCTATTAAATCACACTGAATTAGAAGACATGCCAGGAGCTAAAGATGCAAACAAAGCATACGGTGACTCATATCTACCAAGCGTTAAAGAACAAATGAAGGGCAACCAGATTCAAATGCAATATACAGGTAAAGTAACACCTAGTGCGTTTGATCCGTTCAAAGCTATTCCACAAGATCCAAAAGGCGGTAACAGTCCAATGAGCAAGATTACTCGTCCACAAAAGCCACAAACTGGCGCAAGAAAATAAAGGAAACATAAAATGGATTTCAAAAATTTATTATCTCAACTTGACCAGTTGAATGAAGCAACAAAAGAAACAGGCAAAGGCCGTGTTCATACTGCCGAGCCTGGTGGCTACGGTCGTAAAGATGACGAGGACGAAGAAGGCAAAAAAGTAAAAGTTGATGCTCCTAAGAAAGGACGCGGTCGTCCTAAGAAAGATGCAGATTCTGATGGTGAAGTCAAGAAGTATGACAATGCTAAAAATCTACAAGACTTTATGGTTGGTAACAAGCCAAAAGGTAAAGAGTTAGATAAGCTACCTAAGAAGAAGCACACTTTAAAAGACTGGGTAGAATCTATCGAATCAAAATACATTGCTGAAGCAGAACAAATTTCTATTAAGCCGGCGAGTCAAATGCCTAAGCAACCTGGCCAAACATCACAGCCTGGCCAGCAACAACAAGTTGCAGGTCAACCAGCACAAAACACACAAGTTATTGCTCAAGGTAACAAGACCTTAGGTACAGTTAACAACCCGCAACTTGCTAATCAGATTAAACAATCTATTGGTAAGGGCGAAATGACATTGATGCCTGATGAAGTATCTGAAGGTGGTGCTTTAAATGCAGTTCGTGACCGTATGCAATCTGGTCAAGGTGGTGCATTGAATAACATTCGTGCTAGTATGCAACAACGTGGTGCTGGTAAACCGCAACAAGGTGTAGCGGAAGAAGACTACAGTGCTAAGAAAGCAGCCGCGGGTAAAGACATTGGTAAGCCAGGTAAGAACTTTGCTAAGATTGAAAAATCTGCCGGAGGTGGCGAAAAAGGTAAACGTATTGCAGGCGCAGTGTTAGCTAAACTACGTGCTAAGACTAACGAGGCAGACATGCCATCAGATCAAGTTGATATGGGTGCTGGTTTAGGTGCTGGTCGTAATCAAGGTGTATTGGAAGCTAAGAAGGGTGTTAATCCTTTTGCTAAGAAAGATACTAAGAAAAAGCCTGAGGCTTCTAAAAATAAAAAGCCAGATGATGACGGTGATGGAGTTCCTGATTGGGCTGACAAAAAGCCGGGTAAGGATGACAACGAAGGCAAGAAGAAAGGTGCAGCACCTAAGAAAGGTGTAAATCCATTCGCTAAAAAGGATCAGAAAAAGAAAGTTAAAGAAGGCATGGAACAAAGCTTACAAGCCGCAAGACTAAGTGGTAAGTCACATGGATTAAAAGGCCACAGTCACTGTGGTAAGAACTATGAAGACATGGAAGAAGCTCGTATGTACCATGAAGGCTATAAAGAAGGCCTAGATGAGTGCTATGGTCAAGGTGTTTATGAACAAGCACCAGCAATGCCACCAGCAACACCAGGCGGTATGGCAAATCAAGCGATGGAAGCAGACATGGATGAAGGTAACGCATTCACTGCGGCATTAGCTCGTACACCAAAAGGTGGTAAGTTCAGTGTTGGCGGAAAATCATTCACTGATAGAACAAGTTATGATTCTACATTTGAAAGTCTAGACAGTCAACTAAATGCATTGTTAGAAGGCAAAGTAGATGAAGGTATGACTGTTTCTATTAGTAAAGGACAACAAGGTTCTCCTGATTCAGTAACAGTATCAGCACAAGACGGTGAAGCCGATCAACTATTGAGCATTATTAAGCAAGCTGGATTAGGTTTGTTTGGTGGTGACGAAAACAATGGTTACGGTGTTCCTCAAGACAGCGGTATTACACACGACCATGATGGCATTGAAGTAGTTGATGACCATGATGGCATGATGGCTCTTATGAAGAAGCTAACAGGACAAGGTGGCGATGAAGGCGGTTCTGAAGATTATGCTGACGAAGAAGGTCATGACGATGAGCACGGACATGAAGGCACATGTGAATCATGTGGTGGCATGATGGAAGCCGGTCATTCATGTGATGAAGGTCAAGAAATGGTCGATGAAGTAGAATCATACGATCAAGAAATTGAAATTGCTGCCGAAGCTAACGCTCCTGACAGCGGCGCTGCCGAAACTACAGCAGATGAAAATGCAGAAGCTGGTGAAGATAAAGCATTAGCAATTGCAGATGCCGGACAAGATGAAGAAGAAGGTGCAGAAGATTCGGCACAAGCAGAAGAAGTAAATGAGTGGGCGAACGATGCTGGTGAAAAAGCTAGAGATTTCGATGATGAGTCTTTCAAGACTGACATGGATTTCATGACTAAAGTTATTTCAGGTGGGTTGAATAAAGAAAAAGCTACTGGTCAATCTACAGTTCCTGTAGTGTCAACTCAGATAAGTCGTTTAGGAAACCCAATGCAAGAATCAATTAATTTATTGCATGATTGGAAAAAACTGAGCGGAATTAGGTAATATTACGCTACAAAAATACCCGGCTTATGTCGGGTATTTTTTTGGCTATAGTGTTTATAATGTAAACGATAAATACTAGATAAGGTGATATAGACATGGCCCAACAGAATATCGATTTTGGTACTTTCCCCGACGATCCAGATGCGGATGCGATACGAACGGCGTTTACTAAAGTACAGCAAAACTTTACAGAAATTTATAACGGATTTGCCGGCGGCTCCGTTGTATCTATTAACAGAACGCCCGGTGCAGGCATTACAGTTAGTTCCCCTACCGGTAACGTTATTGTTACAGCAAACATCGCTTGTGTTCAAGTACACACAAGCACATTGAGTATTGGTCGTGATGCCAACGGATTACAAGACACATCTATCACACAAAGTTCTCAGACTCTTTGGATTGACTTACCGTCTACTATCGCTAACGTAATAAACATTAACTTAACAGGACAATTAGCGGCTTCAGGTATCTCAGGTTACACTGGTATTTTGGGTAATCTAACAGTATCAAGTAACACAACAACTGACAATTTAACTGCAACAACTAACTTTACCGGTGGCAGTGGAGTATTAGGTAATTTAACCGTAACAGGTAATGCAGTATCAAGTGGCAACTTAGTAGTTACTGGTGTTGCTAATATGATTAACGCTAGCAATGTATCACTTGGTGCAATTAGTAATGTTAGGATAACAGGTGGTACTAACGGTCAAATATTGATGACCAGTGGTACCGGTACTCTATATTGGGGAAGTGCTACATCAGGGTTTTCAGGCACTACTGGCGTCAGTGGTTTTACCGGTACATCAGGTATATCAGGATGGTCAGGTACTACAGGTGTGTCTGGTTGGAGTGGAGCATCAGGTACTACTGGTATTAGTGGCACATCAGGGTGGTCAGGTACTAGTGGTGTCAGTGGTTGGTCAGGTGTAACCGGTGTTAGTGGATTTAGTGGTACATCAGGTATCAGTGGTACATCAGGTATCAGTGGCACAACAGGTATCAGTGGTACATCAGGTATTTCGGGGTATTCAAGCATCTCTGGATGGTCAGGAACAACAGGTATCAGTGGTATATCAGGCACCACTGGCGTGTCGGGCTTTTCTGGTACAACAGGTATTTCAGGTACAACTGGTGTAAGTGGTTATACTGGTGTAAGTGGTTGGTCGGGCATCTCGGGTATCAGTGGTACATCGGGATACAGTGGTACAAGTGGTTGGAGCGGCCAAAGCGGCACATCCGGCGTCAGTGGATTTACTGGCACATCAGGCACATCCGGTACATCAGGCTGGTCTGGTATTAGTGGTTATACTGGAGTAAGTGGTTGGACGGGTGCGTCGGGAACATCAGGTATCAGTGGTACATCGGGTTGGTCAGGCACAAGTGGCACATCAGGCACAAGTGGCACATCAGGCACTAGCGGAACATCCGGTATTAGTGGTTACAGCGGCACGTCAGGTCAATCAGTGTTACTATCAGGATCAGTTGCTAACTCTACTCTTCTACCCAATGGAACATCCGCAGGCGTATTATATCTTGTATTAGGTACGGGCGGCGGATATACTGCAGGTGATGGTGCATTAAGTAATGGTGATAATACATGGACTAACATTGGTCCGTTGCAGGGCCCTTCTGGGTATAGCGGATACACTGGTACGTCAGGCTTCAGTGGTACATCAGGTTGGTCAGGCACTACTGGTATTAGTGGTTTCTCTGGTATTAGTGGTTTCTCTGGTATTAGTGGTTTCTCTGGTATTAGTGGTTTCTCTGGTACTAGTGGTCAAAGTGGTTGGTCAGGTACATCAGGTATTTCAGGGTATTCAAG